ATAACGGCCCTATTAATCACGACGAATGGATGAAAAGTTCCAAGCCGATGGAAGAATCAAATGAAATGCCCGAACAGGGAGATACTATCCGCACAAGAAAAATGCAAATGGATGGTAAGGTTGAACGCATTGAGGGAGACAAGGTTTATTTCCGTATTGGTGACGGAAGATTGATGCGCACTGATCTCGATAATGTTATCGTGGTTGAGAAACTTGCAGACGAAGAGACAGAAATGATGGAACAGGAGATCAACGAAATCTCCAATGCATTATTGACCAAATATAAATCCGGTGCATCAAAATCTGCATCAAGTGCTGATGCACTCGGTGATATCAAGACCGGCAATAAGCGTTTTAGTGGTATTGTAAAGGCTACCAATAAACAATTTGCAAACGATGCAAAGGCTAGAGCTGCCAAGTCTGATATGAAAGAAGGTAGCATGGGCGGAATCAACCGTTCTCGGCCTGCCGTCGATGTAAGCTATGAGAAAGTTTTAGATAGGAATCCAGAAACTGCCCATTCAAAGGTAGTTGGTGAACAACAGGTAAACGAGTTGAGCATTGCAACAATGCAATCATATAAGGACAAGGCCGGTTCTAAGGATAGCTTTCGCACACGACCACTAAGAAAGCTTGCTAAGTCTTCCCAGACTGTCAATACCGTAGATAGTAAGATTTCTAATAAGCGTAATGCTCCTACCGCTGGTGGATTGGAAGAGAGATTACAGTATTTTTTAGAAGCTGATATGAATCAGTTTGCCGATATACTGGGACAACAAGAAAAAGAAACTCAGGCTGCTAAACCAAAACCAAAACCAAAAGTGATTCCTCTAGATAAGAGATGGTCGGTAAGATATCGTTCTCCAACTAAAGAATTTGAAAGAGTTGAATGGCAAATACTAGATGCTACTAATTCAAATAATCCGGAAAAATGGATAGCACATAAAGGGACTGCTATGTCTGAAAAAGATGCAGTTCGTGATGCAGAAGAATGGGTGGGAAATAGAGGGGCAGGGTTAGCTTCTGCTACGGCTGGAACAACATTAGATTTCAACAAATATTTCCTCAAAGAAATATCTGAAGGTAATACATTCTATGCTACCATAGATATATCTGAAGGTAAGCCGGTTCTCATATATTCATTAGAACCAAATGAAAGTTTAGGGCTAAAGAAGAGTGCGCCTCGCGGCACCGATACTAATCTACCAGGTGTTCCAGTCAGTGCAAAGATAGCAAATGCGGCAGGTTTAGTTCCACATGCCAGATATCAGATTGGCCCAAGAGAAGAATATTCAGAAGGCACCGGAATATATATATTCAAACTAATATTTGATAGCATAACCGATTCCAAAACCGATAGTAAGAGATTACCTTTTCCAACATTTACTGTAGGGACATCTGACAAGCGCGGAGGGTAAATAAAAGGGCTTTGTAGCCCTTTTTATTTGCTTGTTTTGTAGTAATCTACGAAGGCATGCGTATTAGTAAAGTCTTTGAGGCTGACTGTAGAATGATCTATTATTCCAGTCAATTTACCACTTAACATTAGTTCCAACATAGCGACACCCGAACCTGCTGTAGTCGATTGGATACCGGTTAATCCGTTTACACCATAAAACTTATTTGTGTAACTCCTACGGATGGGCACGCCGGCCTCATCCTTACCGTGTGCATCCGCATATACAACAATCACATCATCATCAGTGAATGGGAATGTTTTTACAAAGATCTTCCTGATCGTATCAAAGTCTGCGTGATTATCTTGCACTACAGATCTGATATATTTGTAATGGCCCGGATATCTTAGGGTCATATACCGAACATTGGGCACATTAGTTAGGTCACGGACGAGACTTCCTATACCGCCCGAAGTGTAGGCTGCTTCATACTCGATTCCGTCTAAAACAACCGTAACTAAACCTCCCAGAGCTGCAACTTCCATCTCCTCACCATTTCTTCTGATACGGCAAGGGCGAATATATTCATTGACGAGACCATCCACACTCCACGATAGATTGTATGAGTGTTCTGGATGAGCTCTATCAAAAGAAACGGTTCGAGGTAATGCACCAACGCTTATTAATAGTGAGTCAGGTGTATCCATTTTGCCAACCAAGTCGTAACCGACGTAGTTGATAAAGCCCGGTGCCAAACCACACTTCACAGCACAGTTTAGACCACTACCTTTGAAAATTTCTTGAACTTTATCCGCCATAATATCGTCTTCTGTAAAGTCAATATATGAGCAGTTTGCAGCAGCGGCAGCAGACGCCACTTTCACATTGAAGGAAAAAGGTAACGCATTTATTACATGCGTAGTTCCTTGTTCCACCAATAACTTTGCAACATCCTCAATAGATGCCGCATTTATGTCCAAATAATGTGCCCATTCAACTTTGGAATCAACGATAAAGGTCTCAATACCATAATACAGATCTTTCGGAATTGCATCCTTTCTCAAATTACTAATAATCTGAAGAACCGCACTTCCTATCTGTCCCGCACCAAGTATTGCTACCTTTGTCATAATTACCCCAGTAAAGTATGCACTTATTTAGCGGACACCCTCCTTAGCCTTGGCACGAACCTGAGCATAGGTGGTCTCATTATAAAGATGTCCATCCAGATAGCGACTTACCAATTGATCATTGATATTAACACCATGTTCCAATTGCACAGTCTTGAATTTACCATCCTCAATTACCAACATAAGGCGACCCTTCTTGCTCTTCTTCATCGAAGAGGTAACAGGATCCTTGTAGACCTCAATCCACTTACCCTTGATAAATGCTGCCGAGCATTTCATTGCAAATTCCAATGTATCACGATTGATCATCTGCAACAGTGCGCCACCTTGACCAAATGCCACGTTATCCGAACTGTAACCATTCATATGCATTACAGTAAGGATGGCGCGGATCATTGCATGATCAATACCATCGCCTTGGATGATACGAACATGGTTCAGAACCTTAGAACCCTTAGCATTCACGGTGTGACCAAAGTGTTTGTCCAGGATACGCAAGCAATCATTCACAACTTGCACAGGATCGCCACTATCCGGACGGACAATAACAACTGCACCGCTGTCAATCACCTCTTGCTTCAGTTCCTGACCCCAAATCTTATCACATGCATTGAAGATGTCATAGCTATCGCTCACGAATGCAACCAATGCGCCGGGCTTGCCATAGTTCTTCAACATATTACGATAGGATGCAGCTTCGTTCTCGCGACCCCAGCTGGTAACGGTGCTATGTTCCATTGCAGGGATACTGAAACCGCAGACATCTGCATCATAATATTCCATTGCGGCCATAATACCCGATACAGTATCAGTGCCCATGAAGTTGATCAGGTGAGCCATGCCACCAAGTGCTGCACTTTCCAGACTTGATACACCACGCGCACCAAAGTCGTGCAACTTGAAGTCAATAAGTTCCGGGGAACCGTTGAGTTCAAGGAACTCCATGATGATTTCTTTGCTGTGGTAGCTGTTAGATGCAACAGTAGTCGGATACCAGATTGCGCGAAGCAATGCAGTTTCCAGGAAGCTGGTCAACCAGTAGCACTTCGGATCAGTGTTCACAATGGAGACCAACACGTTCTTCAGGTACATTACGCTACCTTCATCAACGGATTTGATCTCGACAGGAAGCACACCACCGTGTACGTTGACGATATAGTTCCAGCCTTCTTCGTTAAATGGTTCACCATGGAGTGCCATGATATCTCTTGCCTGTTTAACCATTGTGGAGGTAACAGGTGTGGTCATATATTCACGCAAGAAAGCTTGCAGGCCGAAGAATACGAGCTTGTCATATTTTCCACCACGTGATTCGATATACGAATACACATATTCAGTGCCTTCGGGATATTGCACCCACTGGCTGTATTTGTAGCTATCCGAGTTAAGGATAATGTTCTTTGCAAATTTCATGATAAACTCCTTATCAGTTAAATGCCAGACTCTGTGTCTGGACTTTGTTATAGTAACACAGCCTTTAGCCTTAGGACAACCTTGTCTTCATCGGTTACGAAATGTTGGCCGGGTTCTTTGTTTCTATTTTTAAGTTCGTATGCTGTATTTCCGTCAATGTAATAAATTTTATCTGCCTGCACTGCATAACCTATCAGTCTAGAATCACCTTCTCTGCCATTCACACAACATAATTGTGATGGTATACTAGGATTATGATCTACTACAATTTCACTGAATTCAAAATAATAGGTTTTCACTTCAATCCTAGAATCTTTCTTCTGCAAGGCATAATAATCTCCTTATATTAGCCGCCTGGTAAAAAATCAACACCCGGAATCATTTCCGGAAGTGTGTGACTGATTTCACCGCCATGTGCTAAAACATATGCGATGGCATCATCTTCGTTTTCAAATTTTAGGTGAGCTGCGACGTTGTGAATCACCCTATCGGCCCATCCGCCCTCGTTATATTCGACACGATCGTAAAAACCCTTTGGTTCAAGTTTTTCGGCAAGATCTACCAGGTCTTTACGACCATTCAACCTCTTGATTTTGACGTATACGGTCATTTCTTTGCTCGTGCAACCAATGTTGCGATAATATGTTTGTGATCTTCAAAAATCACTTCTTCCATTTGGTCTACTTCGGCAAGTGTAAACCACTTTGCCTTCAGCGCATCATCCTTACCCTTGACACGGGCTAATTCACCGTTGCCACCATCGAGTTCAAGTAGGTATGCTTGCGTGATAGTGCGACCACGAAGAGAACGGTCTGGATGATCAAACATCTTTTCATAGGTAATGCCCTTACGCAGAACCACTTCCGGAATCTTGATGCATGTTTCTTCTCTCAATTCACGGATGCAACCATCTTCCAGAGTTTCTTTTGGATTTAGGAAGCCACCTGGCAATGCCCACAATCCTTTACCTGGAGAATGCTTGCGCTGGATAAGCAGAATGTGACCACCCTGCAAAACAACTGCATCAGAAGTATGAAAGATTACAGGATATGGTGCGGCTTCCCACATTTTCTTGTAGGATTTGTAGAATTCATATTCTTCTACGAGCAATTTATATTCATCACGCTTAGAAAAGTTTTTCAGGAACTGAAATACCGCTGAAGGGACCGCGCCGTGGATATAATCCATGTGTCCTTCAAAGTAGAGTTCTCGGATTTTTGTGGCATCAATGGGAATTGATCCATGTTCAACAAAACCCCTAAGTGGGATAAAGTCCCAGGCAGGAAAGGCGTGATTATACCAACTGGAATCATCCTTATTGTAACCAAGAATACAGATTTCTTTATCGTCGACACCAGGTGCAGTATCATTTACAACCGTTTGGACTTGACGAATCCAGCTATTGTTGCTGTATTTGAAATCGCGGATAGGAAGAATAGTGAAACACGCTGGAGTCACATCCTCATCATACTTGGCGTTAGCAAGTTCTTCCGCGATGGCTTGTTCCAATATCTCACGACGTTCGGGGAACTTGAATGGATTCTTTGGTGTGCGGGGTTGATAAGAACTACCAACCAGAATAATAACTTCATCAGCAATATCTAATGCTTGGATAAAATTGGAAAGGTGTCCCTTGTGCAGGGGTTCGAAACGGCCGATTAGGACGGCTCTCTTGTAGCGTTTTGTCATTATTGGCTCCCAATAAAGTTAGTTGATTTGCAAAGTCTGTCTCTGCGTTATATTTAGCCTCTAGTATAGCATAGGGCTACGTTTTGTCAATCGTAAAAGACTTCTTCTTTTCTGGATGGAGTAGGAATACCTTTTAGTTTTCTAATAACAGCAATATCTTCAGGTGGATGTTCATCGTTGAATGTTCTCCATAGTTGTCTTGTTCCATAAAATATGCCATAGAAGGTCCATCCAACTAATACTGCTATAATTCCGATCACAGCAGCCAGAAAAGCATACTTACCGAACCATATTGATGCAATAAAACATGGTAAAACCCAGAATAGACCGGTGCATGTTATGGTTCGTTCGAATTCATCATTTCTTTTCCACCACCATTTGGCAAATTCAACGATTCTCATTAGGTTGTAGCTCCATCCATGCCATCATTCTCAGGATCATCGAGGATTCTGAGAAATTCTTCTTCTTCCTGCTCGGTCCATTCTAAGAACTCTTCAAGTCCTTCAATATCTTCAACGGGTGGCCCTTCTTTTGGTTTAGAACCGGTAGGAAATGGCCAGGCTTGCGGAACATCTGATCCGTGAATGTCTGATTTTTGAACTGCTGGTGCATCAAATCCTTTTGTTTCATATTTGTCCTTGATATTAGCAGCAAAGAATTTGCCTAAGGAATCGGCAGCAATGAAATCATTGTATACCGATTCCTGCACATCGGAAAATTCATAAATCTTCCCATTTTTGAAGGTTACATAGAGTAAACCTTCAAACCAACGAACATCTTTAATAAAACTTGATTCTTTCATTTGAACTCCACATAACTATCAATTTTGAAACGCTTCTTATCATGCAATATTACTGCACCTGTTAAGAACCCACCCTTACCACATCCTGTATCTAAGAAAATAGCCTTACCACCATCTTTATTCAATACGGTCATTGGTTTCTCAATAGGAATGTTATGGATAGGTTGCTTATCGTGACCAACCATAACAGTTTTCCCAATCGGGATCTCATCAATCCAATTGTATAATCTCACAGGGTAACCATCGTCATATTTTTCATTGTTGGTTTCACCAACTAAGAATCTAGAACGTGCGGTCTTACCAGTTGAATTTTCCTTGGCACCATCCCATATACTTGGATGACTTGCAGCATGAACTAAGGTAATATCACCGAATTTATGAAATAATCCAGATAACATCTTATCTTCGATGATTGAACTATACATATGGCTAAATTCGGCCATACGTTCTTCGCCAACATCGGCTAATGTCTGTTTAGAATCCTTAGAGAAGCTTACCTTAGCACCTTTGAAGGCCCTATGATGCTTATCATCGTGATTTCCGATTACAAAGCCACCACGACCATCATACATAATATCATACATGGCCTTAATAACTTCAAATGGTTGGCGAGCGCGATCGACCAAGTCACCCATTGACATAAAGAAGAAGTTTTCCTTCTTTGCGTAGTCATGGGCACGTTTAAAGGACTCATAATCTCCGTGAACGTCAGCAAAAACTAACATTCCATCAAAATTGTCCTTAACGTAGGTGGCGATATCTTGTGTCATAGACACAGTATAGCTTAGGTCCAGAGGCCTTGTCGAATCTTAATAAGGCGGATTAGCATTTCCTCATCTTCTTTATGCCAAGCCTCTTCTTGATTTCCGCTATTCTGAATAGATTCTATGTATTTTACATAATCCGGAGCAGTTTTATCAAAATCTGCATCAAAAGAACCTAATGTGCCCAATCCCTGGTCACTAAATTCTGGATGTTCTACTTCTTTTCTGGCTGGTCGATCGGTAACCCACCACTTATACAATATTAGGATCTCTCTTGCGTCACGAGCCTGACGTTCAGATCTCTCCATCGGAGGAAGTTTTGGATCGTCTAATGTTGCTGCCCACTCAAAATGCTTGATTCCTAAGTCTGAGCGTCGAAAACTAACAAACTTACGGTAGTATGGCATGTGTTTTTCCCAAAACCCAGCCTTTTTCTTATATTCATCCGACCAATAATAAGTTTGACGTGCTTGTTCGACTTCGACAAACTCTTTCAAAAGATTAAAATTGACATTTATCATTAGAGTATCGGTATCATAGTAGCCTGGCTTCAATCCACTATCAATCTTATGATATTTGTCGTATGTTCTAAAACGAATCCAATTTGAGATATGACCAAATTTCCATTTGATGGGAAGAATTACAGATCTCTTGAAGGACTTATCAAAGAAATAACGTATTGGTGCCTTTTCTTTGAATTCTTTATCAAAGAGACGCCAACCCTTGCTGGACATGGATCCGGGAGGATTGTAATCCATCCAAGCTTTAAATTTTTTCAGTTGTCTCTTTGTATATTTGATCATAAGGAAATCCGGTAAGCAACATATTACTATGTCATTTACCGGATAGTCAATCTTAATGCGATTGGTTTGCCTTGGAGATGAAAGCATTCATCTTATCAGCTTCTGCAATGATTTCTTCTGTGGTAGGTGCTGTTGTGGCGGCAGGTCTTGTTGAATTTGCTGCGGCTCCGTCAGCCCTATGTTTCTCATTAAGAATTAATTGAGCGAGTTGAAGAAGTTCTAAACGGATTTCGTATGGGGTCTTGCTTGCTGATTTCATGTTACTTCCTTGTGTGTTGTGTTATTTTTAATTGGAGGTAACATCCGATGCACCCGACACCGTTATTCCCGACCCACCCTGAATAACTATAACAGGGTCTCCTACTCTTACTTGTCCTAGGCCGTCAGTTATTACATCCAACGATCCAGAAATTGCTTGAAATGTATGTCCGCAATCTGTAATTCCAATATCACCTACTCTAACCATGCCAATGCCATCAGCAGTAACGTCTGATGCACCGTTTATCCAAGTTCCGGTAAAATTTCGTGGGTGGCCGGATGCATTTGCATTACAAATTCCTGTGACGATATCACCCACCCTGCAGCATCCACTAAACATATTATGTTGCCCAGTTCTTAACTTTATCCAGAACAGATTGAACGTATGGTGGATTAGTTGGAGAAGTAACGAAACTTGCATAAGAATCTGCTTGCAATGTACTCAATCCATCTAAGGACGATGTATTTGCTGTAGCAAATGAAGTTGTTAATGTAGATTGTGCATTATCGGCCGTAGATTGCAGTGAACTAATTGCACCTACATCGCCGCTGTTCAATTGCGAAATAAAATCCGGTGTAAGAATCGACTGAACGCTGCCGATTTGAGTACTGATATCTGAAAAGGGCGCGAATGCCTTATTAAATGTTTGGCTTGCACCATTGGGATCAACCACGGCAATACCGAGTTTCTTTTCAACTCCATCTGCTGCTGTCATAACTGGTAATTGGGTTCTTAGGCTGCTTACCATACTGCCAATTTTTGTTTGTGTATCGGTTAGCATGGCAGTTACGCTCGCTATCGCTGCTGCTGCTGCAGGATTGGTTACCTGGCCAGTTAATGCAGTCACCTGTGATGCCATCGCATCTGCAGGATTTTTAAGGGCTGTACCAGCCTTAAAAGAATTGAATGTATCTAAGAATGACATTTAACGTCTCGGTAATGCAATAGATGAAGTTGCTTGTTCGTACTGTGCCTCTAAACTTTTTGCCGGGTATCCAGTAATAACCGGTTTAGGAATTGAAATATCCTTGTCCGGATCTGCCATCATCAGGTAAGGAGCAAAGCGAAGCCCTGTATCTGTACCAATCATGCATAATGGCTTGCTTATTGTATATGCAAGCATAGTTTCCTCAACTACCTTACCAATAAACTCTTCACCCGCGCTAGTCTTGAAGATTGCGATATACGGTGTTTTCTGTGTTAACATTTAAAAATCATCCCATCCATCAACCGCTTCACTACGGCTGTATTCAGTTACTTTTGTCTCGAAGAAGTTTTCACGCTTCTCTGCATTTAAATATTCATACGGGTTCTTTGTAAACCCTTTATAAATTACGCCTAAGCTTAACAGTTTTGCCCTCTGATTCACAAGGTATTTCACGTATCCTTCAGTACTTTCTTGGGAGATACCTAAAATTCTGTCTCCGTAAATTTCCTTGCCCCATTCAATTTCTTGTTCAGCAGCCTGTGTAATATTGTCTAACAGAATTTGTCTATCGCCCGGATCACTTATATCAAATATTTCACGGATGATATTAGCAAACATATTGACGTGAGTTACTTCATCGTTCTCAATATACTTAATCATTTTAGCAACGTTCGCGACCTTATTGCGAGCTGCCAATTGATAGAAGAACTGGAAACCATTATAGAAATAGATACTTTCAAGTGCAAAATTAGCCGCGAGTGCTATTTTGAAGTTTTCCAATGTCTTATCTGCAATAAACTTCTCGTACTGTCCTGCTATAAACTTGTTACGCTTTAGCAATAGTTCGTTTCTGCGCCAGTTATTATAAATATCCTCACGCTCTATATTAGGAAAGAGTTCTTGCAATAGATATTGATAGGATTGTGAATGAATCAATTCCTGAAATGCCTGAATAGTAAACAGGCCGCCTACTTCTGGTGCAGTAATATAATCTGCAATGTTTGGCAGGTTTGATACTTGCATGCTATCCAACGCGATAAGAAACGAAAGCGTGTTCTTAAATGCTTCCATTTCGTATTTTGTTAACTCTCTGATTGTTACCTTGTCATCAACCAACGAGATCTTCTCAGGTATCCAAAAATTGTTTACCATAATTTTGTATAACTTTGGTGCCCATTGGTATTTGACACTGTTTAGATTAAGAATCCCGGTTGCCTTACCATTAATCATTTGACGGGCGGTCTGCGCATCGTCGCCGTACTCGTCAAATATTCTTTTTTGTGTTAGTTCTGTCATTTATTTTATCCTGCGCAGGCCACACAATCTTCTTCAGACTTGATAGCTGAGTCAACTGTGGCATTTTTCTTAATAGCTCTTATGTAATAGATTGCCTTTAGTCCCTTGCTATGTGCATAATGAATGGCATCGTAAAGTTCCTTTGCATTAAATGAGTCTTTACGCTGGTCAAATATTAACTCCATAGAGCAACCTGTGTCAATGAACTTCTGCAATTCAGCCACTACATCAATAATTTCGGTAGCAGTATGTTTTGGGAATGTCTTTCCATATGCAAGAGGATTATCCTTTAAGAACTTTGCAACAACAACTAATTTACCGTTCTTGTTATCTTCTGAAAAGAATGCATCATAGACAGGTAATACACTTGCACTTGAGTCCATATAGATTGAGGTGCTTGTATTGGGTGCAGGGCTTGTTAGCTGACTATTGCGCATGCCGAATTGATCGATTTGGTCTTGTAAATGTGCCCAGTCATACTTTCCCGATCCAAATTCGGCAAACTTTGCAACTCTATTTCCATTTTTCCATTCAGAGTGCTCAAACGCATCAAATGACCCGAATCTCTTTGCCAGGTCAACGCTTGCCAATGCAGCATTGTATTCAATACATTCGGCAAGTTCACGAATATAATCGAGATCACGGAAATTCATAAATTCCCTAGCAAGATGGTCGTGTAATCCTTGCATACCAATTCCGATTGTCCTGTATCGGGCATTGTGCGCACCTGTAATTTTATCAGGTGCATTTGTTAGACTAATTCCGTAGTCCAGTATCCTAGTCGACAGTGCTGCAATTTTGCCTAATTCCTTAAAGTCCTTGATGTTGCCGAGCACAATAGAGGCTAGGTTACATACGTGTCCTAGTTCATCTGGTTTTACATTGGAGAATGACTCTGTGCATAAGTTGACACATGGAATTCCAACATGCCCATTGTCGTCGCCCTTGTTCGGATTATATTCATTAATTGTATCTGTGAAGGAAATATATGGCAGACCTGTCTCAAATTGGATACGCATGATGATCTTCATTAGATCGCGTGCATTATCAAATTTACGGGAGACACCTAAAACACCATCTTCCGCAGCTTTTTCAATCTTTAGATATGCTGCTGTAAATTCTGCACCATGCAGTCCACGTACATCAATACCAAGCTTCTTCTTTACTTCAAATGGGCAGAATGTTGTCCATGATTCTTTATTTTTATCCCTTTCAAGGAAAATATCGGGCATGCATACTTGCGGAAATACATCATATGCCTTCATTCTTGGATCGCCGTGTTCTGTCTGCATGTCTAAGAAATCTAATATGTCATTGTGCCAAATTGGCAATGCAATTGTGCCGGCGCCTGCACGCTTTCCTCCTTGATTTACTGCAATAAGTGTATCATTTAGAATCTTAATCCACTGCACAATGGTTCCTGCTGAATTTGCATAACCATTTACATCTGATCCTTTTGCACGCAGATAGCCAAGGAATACCCCAAGCCCGCCGCCATTCTTTGAAATTAATGCGACACGCTTGATATTATCAAAAATACTGTCAATATCGTCCTCAACGGCGATAATGAAACATGATGCTATATTCCCGCCCTTACGAAGGTTTGCAAGGAAAGGTGTTGCTAAGGAAATCTTACGTTGGGAAAGTGCATTATACACTTCCTTAACAAACTTAATTCTTGTTTCTACTGGCTCTAGTTGCCCGAATCGCATTGCATTTACCATATGCATGTGCTGGTTTAGTTCGAACTTACCTAAATATTTCTTCTTTGCTGTAATTAGACTGGCATAACTGTAGTCTAAATCTCGAACCTGCTTTACTGCCGCACCTAAGTCATCTAAATTATCATCTGTGTAAAACTTGAGTAGATCCTTCGTATAAAACCCTTTTTCTATATTATATTGAACAACTTCCCTGAAGGATTTTCCTCTCAATGGAAAATTTGCCCATTCATCTGCGGCCAATGCCCTGCCAGCAACGTTTACCCAATCCGGCTCGGAGGGGGTGGCCAGCTGAATAGCATGCTGTATAACGTTCAATTGAATATCGCGAGTGCTAATACCTGGTTTTAGAAATTGGTTAAATTTTGATTCAAGCGCAAGAGGGTTTACATCCTGCCCCTCTGTAGCCATTTGGATGGACTTCTTAATCTTTGAGACATCATATGGCTCCTTTGTTCCGTCACGCTTCTCTACCATAATTTCTTTAATTGCCATAATATCTTTCTCTATGTTATAATTTTTATTTGATTTCGCGAAAATTTCTGCATGACGATAAAATAATCGCATATATCGGGATAGTTACTTACCTCTCCCGGTTCGTAGTTTAGAATAAACTGATTATTCACAATTGGTAACAAATAGTCACCCTCGTTATCTTTCACTACCCATAGTTCAATATTATCATCTGTATTGAGCATTGTTAGTGTATGAAAAATTATAAGGCTAACTGAATTCCTACAGAACGAATTATGGAAAAATATTTCCCATGGTGTAGGCCATTCCGAAGGATTATAATAATCTATAGACCTTGCACCGTAGGGAATTGTTGAACAGAATTTGGCAATTAAATCCAGTTGTTCCACTAATCCTAATCCCGTTATATCTGTTCTTAATTTTTTCCATAGGCGAGGGCGC